GATACCTATCTGGGCACCGGACTGTTTAGCCTTAGCAGTCAACTGTAGTGTCAAGGACGTATAATGCTTGTATAGGTCACTGTAGTGTGCTGTAAGCTGTCCATCCAACTCCAAGGTAGCCTTACTAGCATACTTAGAGGCTAGAGTACGAGCTACGTGAGAGGCTGTTATATACACGTTATTGTTGGATTCAGACAGAGAAAAGTCAATCTCTTCGTTCTGCACCTGCTGGTTGTCTGTATCGTTATCCCCAACTAGGTAGCGTACAGTGTTTAGGCGACCTGAAGCTGTGGTCGTATTTAAGTCTGTCGGGTCATATGACCACATTTAATTACCCTCCATAGAATTTTCCTAATTTATTAATCTTTTAGCACTTGATCTCGGAACTTGTAGTAGTCATCCTCAACCCAAGTGTTCTTACGGAGCCACGAGCGAATTAGGCCACGTTGTTTATCGTCAATCTTAGACTGTCGGCACCGTTTGTCTTGGAACTCTTGTGCAGTAGAAGTTCTCTTCTTGACTACACCATTAAGCAGAGTTACCATAGTAAGCAGTTGCTCAGAGTTCATCTCACTGAGTCTGTCGCCAACCTTATTCTGTTTTTCTAATTCATTGTTGTGATACAAGTAACCAGCGGCATACATGGTATAGACCTTATACTGATCTAACCGACGCTCTTGCCAATTAAAATGTTCTCCTCTAGCCCAATTCTTATTGGCAGCACTAAAGGTGTTCTTCACGAATACGGGCCAGTCAACCTGAAACCCAAGGTATGTAGGGTGCATAATGTTTCCTAATTATAGCTGTTACGGTATATTATAATTGGGTTGAACCCCAAGCCTAAGCTCAGGGTCCACCATTAGTAAGTAACTATTAAGCTACAATGTCTTTGAAGAAGTAACCCAAGTCCTCACCGATAACCTTCATGTCATCCGAACACTTAACTTGGATCATCTCAGCAACCTGCTGGCGTTTCAGAGCATCGTCCGAGAAGGATTCAACTGTGATACCCAGACCGTTAACACCGGGGATTGAGTCCCAAGTGAAGATAGCACCCGAAGCTGGCGTCTTAAGGCCCATCGAAGAAGGCTTGTAGGCCAACATAGCGTGTTTACCACCGATGAACTCAAAGTTATCTGCAATACCCTCTTTGGCGTCATTGTAGACAGCTTCCATAACGAGGAACTGCTCGACCTCAAAGATTTCAGCCAACTTAGCATCAGTAATCAATGCGGGGTTAGAGACTGTAGCGCCGCCGTTCAAACGAGCGAGGATGTCAGGGTGATTAACGAGGATGTCACGAACTTCCTTGCCGACAACCATACAGTTAGGCTTATACCCACCAGACTTAAGCTGCATCTGACGGCGAGCGTTAGTCATGTCAACGATTGGAGTAGAGTTCGTGTAGTCCGACCAGTAAACAACTTCACCAGCACCAACGGAACCGGAAGCGTCACCTGCAACCTCAGTGCCCCAGACGCCAGTCTTGAAGAATGTGTCAGCCCAACGAACTTCGCGGTCAATCAGGACTTTCTCGATCAAGGTTTCAGCACCCTGAGAACGAGTGTCCAGCACAGTATCTTCGTTAGCAAGCTCTTGCTCACCAAAGTCCATACCGAGGCCACGAACTTCAGCGTAGTAGTTGTCATTCGAGAGGGTCATACCAACGCGATTAACTTCTGTGCGAGGTGCCAGAACCTTTACGTCACCATGACGAAGACCTTCGCGGTCATACTTGTAGAATTTATCGGATTGCTTAGATACAGAGACAGTACCAAAAACTCGGTTAGCAACAAAGTTATCGAGGTTCTGAGCATAAGCAACAGTAAGGTTAGTCAAAGGCACATCAATGTGTACCTGAGAAGGGGTCAACATAGGCATAGTATTATTTTCCTTTAATTAGGTTACGCAGAAGCGTTGCCGCCTTGGATCAAAAAGATTTCAATCTTCTGGTTCACAACACCAGCTTCACGAGCGTAGCCCATGATAATGTCTCCGGAAGTTGCATCTACAGCACGACCAGTTGCGTCAGTAGCGACAGCGCCACCATTAGTGACAGTACCACCAGCTTCGACAATAACGGAGCCTGACACAGTGACAGTAACAGCGCGATTGTTTTCCTCTGCTACAGTAAGAACACCGATGCAGTTTTCACCAGCAGAGTCCGCCAGATCAACTTTACCGTCAGCCTCAAGAGTTACGAATTTGAATTGTGCAGTGGAGAGGTCTTCTCCAGATACAAAGGTGAGAGTATCACGCGATTGCATAGTAGCCATTAGTTAGTCTCCTTTATAGACTTGTGCGATAAGGGATTTACCTTCTGAGGTCTTAGCGACAGCCGCATAAGCCTTGGCGTAATCCTTCTTGGTCAGGCTGTTCTCGTCCATGTGAGCCTTAACCATATGTTCTAGTTTGTCGTTAGCTGAGGCAAAGTTACCATCTACATCCGACTTACCAACCTCTTCCATCTTATCCGAAAGGGCAGTATCAGCAGCCTTAAGAGCAGCTTCAAGTTCTTCTTGGTTTTCTGACTTAGCCAGTGCCAACAGAAGGCCCTTAGCAGCATCTACAGCGAAATGTGGCAGGGTTTCTTCAGCACGTTTAGTCAGTGCCATATCAGCTTTCTCAATCTCAGCAGCTTCGAGAGCCTTAAGGATTGGTGCTGGAATATCAGCCTTATTAATCTTCTCACCCTCGTACTCGACAAACTCCTCAGGAGCTTTCTTTTCGATAGCTTCAGCTTTAATAATGTAGCCTTCGTCAATCAGACCTTTGCGGAGACGTTCGTTCTCTTGGGTGAGCTTCTCAGCGTCAGCCTTAAGGGTCTCAATCTCAGCAGTAAGTTCTGCACTAGGATCAGCGTCAGCCTTTTCCATGTCATAACCTAGAGCTTTCATAGCTTCAGGCTTGCCGCAGGAGTTCTTCTCCATATAGGCTTTAATCTTAGCGTTCTGTTCTTCAGTCATCTTTACGATGTCCTCTTCTGGGGTATCGTCCCGTTTGAAAAGAGTAACCATCGCTTCTGCATTAGCTGGACGATCAACCAACGAAAGTTCCTCTAGTTGAAGTTCTAGCAACTCAGTCGCCATCATACTCTCCTTTTACCGCACGACCCCCAATACTGAAGGCGGCGAGTTCTCCACTTTTAACCTTAGCCCAGACATCATCGTCATAGACTCTAAAAGCGACTAGCCAGCCTTCACGGTCAGCCTCTAAGCCGACAGATTTATTGATCTCATTGGTGCAAGGCCAAGAGTGAACCACTACCCCAACTTGATCTCCGTCGTGCATTTGTTTACCTACTCGTACATGCTCCATAAAGTTATTTACGGCCTTAACGAGAGTGTCGGGTTTAATTACATCACCTTGGCGATCTACTACAGGTTCGCCTTTCTCAGTGACAACTGAAGCCCATCCGTATACCAGACGTTGTTCTTCGTCGGACTTTAGGATTTGACCTTCTACAGATTTTGTCATTTGTCCCACAGATGTTCCTTTCGACCACATCCTACAAGACCAGTATCGGGCGCTAGTCTTATCTGTTGCTGTGTCACATGAGTGTCGAGACCGGAAGTTAGCCCTAGCCTTAGGGTCATCCCTACGGATTTCCATGTTAGGATCACCAAAGGTAACTTTCTTAGTCTTGTCGCCATCCTTGACGTAAACCCCGAACTTCTTTGAGCTACCCTTAGGTAATCGGAAAGGTTTGTTCAGAGGCTTATCTGCCTTATTGACTTCATCCTCTGTTGGGAGGGTATCTGGATCATACATCAGTTATTCCTACAATAGTGCGGGTATTAGTGCGGCATTAGCTAGTTGAGCAGATTCAGTAGCAGTTAGGCCACTTACCCCACGCTCAATAACAACAGCCCTTGTGGAGACTTCCAACCTAAGGAAAGCATCATAACCTGAGGTCTGTTCAAACAGAGACGCGCTAGGGTCACGAGGGAACAAGTTACCAGATACAATGATCTCACCATTAGCTTCAGGCATTTTGATACGCCAACCCAAGTCATTCCTACAGAAGAAATAAGGGGCGATAGTTTGACCTGCACCCACGTTATCTCCCCCAGTAGTGTCAAAAGCTGGAGGGTACTTAGCGTTATCTCCTTGGCGAATCCACTCCTTCCATGCGCTGTATATTTCCTTCTGAGTGTCAAAAGAGCCAATACTGGGTAGGGTTATGTGGAGGTTAGCACCATCAAAAGTTGCATCTGCCATTTACGGGTTCCTATAGTTTCTGTCTACCCGTTGTTGAATTGGAAGTGTCAGGTTAGACGATGTATCAGCACCCTCAATCTTTTGGTACTCGTACCCAAGAGAATGAACAACAATGTCCACACTCGAAGCTGAGATGTTAGCAGTAAAGGTTGTGCCACTATTCTCTACACCCGCAAGCTCTGTTGTGGTTCCTGCACCGAATACACGGACCTCTGAGTTAGACTGTAGGCCAGTTAGCGTGAGGGTTGAGACGGTTGTTGTGCCAACGCTATCGGTTGCTGTACCTACAATTAAACCACCGTTAGATAATGTAATAGTCCCTGTAGTAGTGATGTCACCCGTATATGTTGCTCCATCGACAACAATATCCCAATCACTCAAATCAAAAGCTGTACCTGATAAGATTAAATCCTCTCCATAAGCCATGTTTGAGGTCTGATAAAGTTGGTACTGATAGTAGTCATACAGACTTTGAGAGGTATGGTTGGATGTAATTGTAACCGTTTCAGTAGAAAAGTTTAGTGCTATGCCACTAATAGCAGCCGCTTGC